GCCACCATCAATCATAACAAGCCATTCATAATCACGCTGATAGACTTTAAAACCTCCATTGGTGAAATTGTTTGCGAATTGATTCATGCGTACTTTGGTAGTACGACTCTTCCAGCCACCCGTTTTAAGCGTTACGACATCACCAGCGAGCCTTGCGACTGGTGTTCCTCTATAGTAGCCGACTAGTGCGCCGTCTCTATCGGTTGCGGTTGTTGTTTCTACGCCTTGAAATTTGTATAAGTTAGTCATTGTTTATTCTCCTTTGTGGTTTTCTGCGATTTCGTGCCAGTTTACATCATCTAGAAATGCCATAGCGTAATCAAATGCCAGCGAGCTAGTATCACAATCAGATTCTAGGGTTTCAATAGCCATGAGCTTGTAATCGTCCCCAGTCATGGATGAACAATCACCTATAAATCCATCAAACATTTCAAGATTGACTCTCCATGTTGCGTAATTAGTCCATCCGTTGTATGTGTTGTTTTTCATTTTAAATCCTTTAAGTTAAATTTAGATTGTGCTACGGATACAGTATTGCAAAGGGTTTAGAGCTTGTCTATTAGGACAAACCCTTATAGATAAAATACAATGTAAATCAATGCTGCTGTGATTGTGTAGATAGTTACACCACTTAGAATAAAACTTTTCATTTGTTACCTTTCTTTGTTGTTGATGTAGTTAGAATAAACACATCTTTTTTATCTGTCAAGCATTTATTTACTTATTTCATTTCACAATGTGAGATAGTTTAACTTTCTTTTGCGCCCTGTTCAGGATGTCGCCTAAGCCTATCTCTAATGTCTAACTACTAAGCCCCTGTGCTAATTCTTTGCCCCTGTATGTTTTCTTTGGCGGTGCTTGGTAGTGTCTTGGTAGTGTCGTTGTAGGTAGCTTCATCGCCTCATACGCACCTTTAATGGGGACAGAGTGAGACCTTCCACGATACGATATAGGATCTCACATGGTGAAACTGCACTGTTTAGCCTTTATAGACCGGGGGAGGGGGGTAGTGCGTATGAGTTTCTGTTACGGATACCTCCAACGCACCTAAAAAAGTAAAAGAACCTAGTACTTTAAAGTAACTAAAAAGCCAAGAAAGTGGTGTCTAAGATGACAAAGAAGAATACCTTATGAATCAACGACTTAGACTAAGATATTACCCTATATAAGTAAATGTTATAAGTATTGTAAAAGTTATATCGCCAGAGGATGCTCACCCGAAGGGCTTCTAAGTGTCAGGTGCGCTGTCCGCAGGACCTACTAAGAAGACAATACCTAAAATAAATATCATAAAAGTATTGACAAATGAATCAAGATAGTGTATAATAGAACTATAGAGGAACTTATGCATTCAAAACACTAAGGGTGTTTTACTAAGTAAGTTAACTATTATTAGTTATACATTATAAGTTATAACTATCTACGTTTAACTTTAAAGTATAGTAGGGCTGTGCAAAATCCGAAGGATCTACGTCGTAGGTTCCTTACGGAACAAAGCACAATAACCTGAGAGGCTTATGTCGGATAAAGAAATAGTTGTTGTCACGAACGAAGTGAGTGCTACTGATGTAGCGCCTACGGCGAAGAAGAAAGCTAAGATGGGTCGTCCTCGTAAGGAAGACTTAAAGAAAGCTAAAGCTCCTATTGGTCGTCCTAAGAATGACACCGGTAGATTAGCTGAGTTCAAGCAACGACTACTAGGCACTAGCGGCTCTGCAGTAATTGAAAAGATTATACAGATCGGGCAAGATGATGATCACCCCGGTCAGATGGCAGCACTGAAGATGGCTATGGATCGTATCCTACCATTGTCAATGTTTGAGAAAGACGCTAAAGGTCAGCGTAACGCAATACAAATTAATATCACTGGTATTGGTGAAGCTAAGATTGAACAGTCCTCAGAACAGGCTGATGTCGTAGACATGGACGAGGACTATGAACCTTAACTTTGAACTACTGCCTTGGCAGCAAGAAGTCTATAAGGACTCTACTAGATTTAAAGTTATTGTCGCAGGTCGTCGTTGTGGTAAATCAAGACTATCTGCTGTAGCATTATTAGTTGAAGGACTGAAATGTCCTAAAGGCTCTGCGGTGATGTATGTCGCTCCTACTCAAGGACAAGCTCGTCAGATTATCTGGGACTTGTTACTCGACTTAGGAAGAGATGTTATCCAGTCCGCACACATTAACAACCTTGACATCACGTTAGTCAATGGTGCAAAGATTTACGTTCGAGGCTCTGACCGTCCTGATACCCTTCGTGGTGTGAGTTTGACGTTTGCAGTGTTGGACGAGGTCGCTGACATTAAGCCCGATACTTGGGAAAAGGTTATTCGAGCTTCTCTGTCTGATAAAAAAGGTTCTGCCCTATTTATTGGTACACCGAAGGGACGTAACTGGTTCTACGATATGTACAACCTCGGTCTAGAAGACGAGGATAAAGAGTGGAAGTCTTGGCACTTCACAACTAAGGACAATCCTTTGATTGATCCTGAAGAGATTGAAGGCGCTAGAAAGACACTTAGTAGCTTTGCCTTTAAGCAAGAATATGAAGCCAGCTTCGATAACGCTGGTACAGACGTGTTTAAGGAGTCTTGGCTAAAGTATGGAGAAGAACCCAAATACGGTTCGTATTATATTGCTATTGACTTGGCTGGCTTTGAAAATATTAACAACTCAGCCGAACGTAAGAAGCGCCTTGATAAAACTGCCATCGCAGTTGTTAAAGTGGATGAAAGCGGTGATTGGTTTGTTCACAAGATAGAAACAGGTCGTTGGGATGTACAAGACACTGCCAGACGCATTTTAAAGAACATAGCGGAGTTTAAACCGTTAGCTGTAGGTATAGAACGGGGAAGCCTTAAAAATGCCGTGTTGCCCTATCTAAGCGATCTGATGCGGTCTAATAACGTGTACTGTCATATCCAAGACTTAACCCACGGTAACAAGAAGAAAACTGAACGTGTTATCTGGGCTTTGCAGGGCAGATTTGAGCATGGCAAAGTTATTCTCAATGAGACAGAAGACTGGGATGACTTTAAAGATGAGTTCCTCATGTTCCCAACACCGCAAGTGCATGATGACTTGATTGACGCTCTTAGCTACGTAGATCAATTAGCTGTAACCTCGTACTTCAGTGACGATGATTCTGAAGATTATGAACCTCTTGATATGATAAGTGCATACTAATGAACTTTACTCCGTTAGAAGAACTTCAAAAAATATTTAATTTAACTCCGGCTGAGATAAATAAAGTATTATACCATAGAAATAACATGGCTAAACCCGGGGTTGATGAACAAGGTAATCCGGTAACAATCTATTCATCTGGTATTCAAATCCCGGAAGGACCTAATAAAGGTAAATTTGTTTCTGTCCCCGGCTATGTAAATGGAAAAATAATTACTAACGACGATGAGTTATGGAACATCTGGAAAAAAGATATTGAAAAAGGAACTTATCCAATTTACAAGTCTTCTGATGAATTAAATAAAAGAGACCAAGAAATTCATAAAATAATGGATATGGATATGGGACTTATGCAACCGTCTTTTAAATATGCAAATCCGTTCTCGAATTCATTAGATCATGGATTTTATAGGTTTAAAGAATAACACCATCTCAGCCTACTAAGGAAAATATGTACGATAAAGAAAATGAATTTGTTCCTCTGAACTTTGAAGAACTGAGTAAGAATAAAGCAGTTTGGGAAGTCATCAAAGAAGAGATGAATTATCTAAGCGGTGACTGTCTGATGAAGATCATCACTGCTGCTAAAGAACAAGGTATGAAAGATAGCAAGATTTTTATGCCTGCTGTAGAGAAAGTTGAGATTGAGTTTGCAGACCCGTTTGCTACATCTATCGACGACACAACTAAGGAAGACTAAGAATGTCAGATAAAGCTATTGATCAGAAACTCTCTCAGTTTGAAGAAGTAGAAGAAACAGCAAACGACAAAGACCTAGTCGAGTTCGTTCTCGCCCACTGTGACGAGTGGCGCAACCACCGTGACACCAACTACCTTCCTTACTGGGATGAGTATGAGCGTATGTTCCGTGGTATCTGGGCTGCGGAAGACAAGATGCGTGAGTCAGAGCGTTCACGTTTAGTTACCCCAGCTATGCAACAGGCTATCGAAGCTAAACAAGCTGAGATCTCAGAAGCTGTGTTTGGACGTGGTGAGTGGTTTGATATTGCTGACGATGTACAAGATCAAGACCCTAACGATATTGCTTTAGTGCGTACACAAATGCACGAAGACTTTAAACGTAGTCGCATCAAGAAAGCAGTTGACGATGTTATCCTATTAGCAGAGCTATATGGTACAGGTATCGGTGAAATTGTTGTTAACGAAGAGACTGTTATGTCTCCTGCAACACAGCCTATCCCCGGCGCTACTGTAGCTGCTATTGGCGTGATGGAGAAAAAGCAGTTCATGGTTGGTTTAAATGCTATCAACCCACGTAACTTCTTGATTGATCCTAACGCTACTACCGTTGAAGATTCCCTTGGTGTTGCAATTGAAGAATATATGTCTTACTACACTATCGTAGAAGGCATTGAGAATAAGATTTATCGTAAAGTAGCAATCTCCCCTAGCTATCGTAATACTAAGCTAGAGCGTACTCACGAAGAGTCTCCTTCACGTATTGATAAGCTACCTGTTATTCGTTGGTACGGTAAAGTTCCACGTTCTATGCTCGAAGGTTTGGAAAAAGGTGAGAAGCCAGCAGTGCTTTTCCCTGAAGATTCAGCTCCAGCAGAATACACAGACATGGTTGAGGCAGTAATCGTTATTGCTGACAACCAGTACCTGCTCAAGGCTGAGGAAAG